AGTGATCGGTGATGAGGCGCATCTTTTTAAAGCAAAATCGCTTACTTCTATTCTTTCTAAGCTTGATAACTGTAAATATCGCTTTGGCTTTACCGGAACTCTGGATGGAAGTGAAACAAACAAGCTCGTTCTTGAAGGACTGTTTGGACCTGTTCGTAAGGTCATATCTACTAAAGAGTTAATAGATAAGAAACATCTTGCTGAATTCTCTATTAAAGCTTTAGTACTTAGTTATTCCGATGAAGTTCGTAAGATGGTATCGGTGATGAAGTATCAGGATGAAATAGACTATCTAGTAAGACTTCCAGAGAGAAATAACTTTATTAAAAATTTAGCGTTATCACTTACCGGGAACACACTTTTATTGTTTCAATTTGTTGAAAAACATGGTAAAATACTAAGAGACATGTTAGAGAAAGAAGCTGGAGATAGAAAGATATTCTTTGTCTCTGGCGCAGTCGACGGTGAGGAACGCGAAGAGATTAGAAGGATTGTAGAAAATGAACGAGATGCTATTATTGTCGCTAGCTTTGGTACTTTTTCTACCGGAGTCAATATTAAGAATCTTCATTCTATTATTTTTGCTAGCCCAAGCAAGTCTCGCATACGGAATCTTCAGTCCATTGGCAGGGGGTTACGTAAGTCTGATACTAAGACTGCTGCTACCCTTTACGACATAGCAGACGATCTAACATGGAAGAACAAGAAGAACTTCACCATACTACACTTTATGGAACGAATTAAGATATATAATGAAGAACGTTTTCGTTATAAGATTTATCAAGTGAAACTTAACGTAAAGGCGCCATAATGGAAACTACAGAGAAGAAACCCAGAAAGAAAAATAACTATATTAATAATAAGACACTCTATGGCGCTATGATTCATCATAAGAATGAAGTTAAAGAAGCTAAAGAGAAGAGAGCGAACAACATTCCTCAGATACCAAAATATATTGGTGAATCGATATTATTGATTTGTTCTAATTTAGCCAAGAAACCAAATTTCTCTGGCTACACATATAAATCAGACATGATATCAGACGCCATCATGGACTGCGTGGCCGCCGTCGATAACTTTGACCCAGAAAGAACTAATAACCCATTTGCCTATTTTACTCAGATAGCTTGGAACGCTTTTATCAGGCGTATCCAGAAAGAAAAGAAGCAGACATATATTAAACACAAGAACTTTGAGAATAGTTTTATAATGAACGAACTTTGGTCAGACGCCGAAAATATACATCTTAAAGCAAATGAATACTCTTCTGAGATCGTTCGTTCTTTTGAAGATAAAACAAAGTTGACAAAGACTAAAAAGTCAAGTAAAATGGTAGGAGTTGAAAGATTCTCAGGAGATGAAAATGAATAAGAACCTACATCTCGTTCCAATAAATGTCGTAGATATTGTAGAACGTCTAAACAATAAAGATCTAAGAGACAACGAGAAGCAAATACTGCTTCAGCGTCTAGAGACGATCCGTGATTATTGCGCTTCTGCTATTGTTAAAAATAATGGCAATTCTATTAATATTCGTAGAATAAAATAAATGAAAATTGCACTTATTACTGATTCACATGCTGGAGTCAGAAATGATTCTATTGCTTTTCACGATTATATGAAAAGGTTTTATAATAATGTATTCTATAAATATCTCGATGATAATGATATTAAAAATGTTGTCCATTGCGGTGATATTATTGATCGTAGAAAATACATCAATATTAATACCGCATACCGACTCAGGAAAGATCTAATAGAGCCGGCTTTAGAACGTGGCATCGACTGGCACCAAATTATTGGTAATCATGATACTTATCATAAAAATACTAATGAAGTCAGTTCGTTTATTGAATTATTTAATCGGTATCCTATAAATATATATAATAGATCAACAGAAGTGATATTTGATAATACTAAAATTTTGTTTATTCCTTGGATTTGCGATGATAATAGAGATCATTCACTTAATCTAATAAGGAATACAGATGCACAAATTGCGTTCGGACATCTTGAAATCCAGGGGTTCGAAATGTTTAAAGGATCGATTGTATCGCACGGAGATGACCCTCAGCTTTTTGGACGGTTTGATATTGTTTGCTCTGGGCATTTTCATCATAGGTCACACCATGGTAACATTTATTATCTTGGTTCTCCTGCAGAGTATACTTGGTCTGATTATAATGATCCTAGAGGCTTTCACATTTTTGACACGGAAACTAGATCTTTAGAATTTATTGAAAATCCATATAAGATGTTTAAAAAGGTATGGTATAATGATGGCAGTGAAGAGTTTCTAGACTCTGAAATGGACTATACTGAATTTGCCGGATCAATCGTAAAAGTTATTGTTCAAGAAAAGAATAATCCTTTTTGGTTTGAAAAATTTGTAGATAATATTGAAAAACAAAATCCAGTAGATATTCAAATCGTTGAAGATCATCTAAATCTTGGTTTAGAAGAAGATCAAGATATTATTAATGAAGCTGAAAGTACAATTGATATCTTTAAAAAATATATATCTGGTGTAGATGTTAAAGGCGTTGATAAAGTTAAATTAGAAAATAAAATAGTAGATTTATATCATGAGGCATTGACACTAGAATGAAATATAGAATAGATGTTAATAATAGAAATAATGCTTTACAGTTTATAGAATATAAAGGAATTGTGATAACTGCTACAGAAATAAAGACTGAAAAAAGAATTCTTGGTTGTAAAGAAGCAATGAGAATATTAGGACCTTCTAAAGTTTTATTAAATTATTGTTCGGATATTAATAATAAAGCTGTTTATATGGAAACAGATTCTGATTTTGAATGTACAGAAATTGAATCATATAAAGAAATGAAATACATTATTCATATTGATAAAAATAGAGTATATCTAAATCAAAAAAACTTTCGTAAAAAAATAGATGAAGAGATTCCATGTTGTTATGTTTTACATGATGGAATAATAGAACTTACCAAATCTGTTAAAATAAATGGACCATCTATAATAGTAAGAGACATAAATAATCCACTACCAAATGGTGGTACACTTTGGATTGGTACTAATAACAATATTGAGTATGAAAATGAAAAAATGTGATATTAAAGTAATATATGGCGGACCAAAAATAAAATACTATTGTGAAATTTGTAATAAATTATTTGATGTTCCTAATCCACCATGTGAGAATAAATGATATATTTTAAAAAGATTAGATGGCAGAACTTATTATCAACTGGTAATGTGTTCACTGAAATTGATTTATGTAGAAAAGATACTACACTCATAGTTGGTACTAATGGTGCTGGTAAATCTACATTATTAGATGCATTATCATTTGCTCTATTTGGTAAACCTTTTCGCAAAATTACTAAACCACAATTAGTAAATTCTATTACTGGAAAGAATTGTTTAGTAGAACTTGAATTTTCTATTGGTACCAATCAGTATAAAATTGTTCGTGGTATTAAACCAAACCTCTTTGAAGTATATCAAAATGGAGATCTGTTAAACCAATCTGCAGACGTTAAAGACTATCAAGAGATACTTGAAAAACAAATCATTAAAGTAAATCATAAATCTTTTAATCAAGTAGTAATCTTAGGTTCTGCTACATTTCAACCATTTATGCAATTACCTGGAGGTCAACGTAGGGAAATTATTGAAGATCTATTAGACTTACAAATATTTACTAAGATGAATTCACTACTTAAAGATAAAGTATTGCTCAATAATGATAGTATAAATTCAATACTGTCTGAAAAGAAATTAATTGAATCAAAGATTGAAATGACTAAAGAGCATCTTAAAGAGATGCAGACAAACAATGATAAACTAATAGAAGAGAAACAAGAGCTTTTAAAAGATACTCTTGATCAGTTAAATAGCGCTAAATCAAAACATGAACTAATTGAAAAAGACATAGAGACACTACAGTCACAGATCGAAGATAACGATAGCATTTCTAAGAAGATAAACAAACTGTCTAAACTTCGTCATCAGATAGAGGCAAAAGCTTCATTGTTAAATGACGATGTGAAGTTCTTTCATGACCATCAGAATTGTCCAACTTGTAAACAAGAGATAGAAGAAGACTTTCGTAAGACTACTATTGCAAATAAGATGATTGAGATCAAAGAGATAGAAAGTGGTCTTGAACTTCTATCTAAAAAATATGAGAATGCTAATAATAGATTAAAAGAAATAATGAAGATTAATAGTGATATTCAGTCTTTTCAGATGGAAAAGATAGAATTAGTCACCAACATAAACTCTATGACTCGTTATTATAATCAACTACAAAAAGATATTAAAGATATAAATGAGAAACATACAATTGAAAAAGATGTAAAGATTACTGACTTTGAAAATAATCTCAAAGAAATAGAATTAAAGTATAATGAATTGTCTGAAGATAAAAATGTATTATCTATAGCTGGATCTATGCTTAAAGATGGTGGTATTAAAGCTAAGATCATTAGACAATATATACCGGTCATTAACAAGTTAATTAATAAGTATCTATCTTCAATGGACTTCTTTGTATCTTTTGAGCTCAATGAAGAATTTAATGAGACTATTAAGTCTAGATATAGAGATGACTTTACTTATTCTTCTTTCTCAGAAGGTGAGAAACAGAAGATCGATCTTGCACTCTTATTTACTTGGAGATCTGTAGCTAAACTTAGAAATTCAATTAATACGAACTTATTAATAATGGATGAAGTATTTGACTCTTCTCTTGATCAAAATGCTACAGACTATCTAATGAATATAATTAGAGATATATCAAAAGATAGTAATATAATTATTATATCTCATAAAGAACATATGAATGAAAAATTTAATAATGTATTAAAATTTGTTAAAAACAAAAATTTCTCACAGTTACAGGAGTAGAAAATGTTTGGATGGTTAAAGAAATTATTTAATTTTGATGAATTTAATTTTAGTGAACAACCACTTGGACTATATTCAGCCGGCGCAATTGATCCAAATGCCCTGAAAGGAAAAGATAGACCACTGTACGTAAAACAAGTATTGATCGATCTCGGTTGGAAAGACTTTCAGGCAGCAGCTATGTGTGGTCAGTTCATGCAAGAATCTTATACAGACCTTCGCTGTAATGTTTGGGGTGATAAGCATACCGCTTATGGTATCGCTCAGTGGAGAGGTGATAGACTTGCGGATCTTGAAAGATTCACAAAATCTTTAGACAAAGACATGGGCGATCTAGATACGCAAGCGCGATTTGTTAATTGGGAGCTTACTAAGGGCTCACAGAAGAATGTAGGCAATAAATTAAAGAAAACAAAAGATATAGATGAGGCGCTGTTAGTAGCTATTGGTTATGAACGACCACGCGGCTATACTACAGCTAATCCTGAGAACGGTGATGGTTTTGCTAATCGTTGTAAATATGCAAAGAGCTTAATGTAATGGAACTAGTAAAACAAGATAATCCTATTTTGACAAAAGTATGTGAGGATTTTGATTTTAAGAATCCTCCATTTGATCCTATCGAATTTGCCAAAGATATGATGGCGTTCATGTATGAGAATAATGGATTAGGTCTTGCAGCAAATCAAGTAGGTGTTCCTTATCGCATATTTGCTATGAGAGGAGCACCAGAAAACTTTGTTTGTTTTAACCCAAAGACTGTGACAGTATCAAATGATAAAGTTGTCTTAGAAGAAGGTTGTTTATCGTATCCAGGACTTTTGGTCAAAGTTAAAAGACCTTCAATGGTTAGAGTTAGATTTACTACACCAAATGGCGATACTATCACTAGACAATTTATTGGTATGTCAGCGAGAGTCTTTCAACACGAAATGGATCATCTAGATGGCATTAAATTTTTTGACAAGGCTAATAAGTTTCATAAAGATCAGGCGTTCAGAAAATGGAAAAGAAAATAATCCCAGCGAGAATAGAAGATGCCGTAATCATAAAGAATATCGACGACGTAAGTTTCGAGAAGATATTTCATGAAGATCTAGAATATTATGAGCAGTGTTTTAAAAATGGATACGATGTTTTTCTTTTAATGGTAGATGGTATAGCCGCAGGAGCTCTAATACTTTCTTTTATAGATCATGAGACTATTGGAGTTGAGTCTATCTCTATAGCTCCTCAATATCAGAAAAAAGGTTTGAGTAGCTTCTTAATGGATTTTGTAGATCATTACTCTTCTTCTTATAAAAAGATAATTCTTGAGGTATATGTTAATAATAAAAAAGCTATTGACATTTATTCAAAAAGAGGTTATAATATAGTTGGAATGATAGATGACTATTACGCCGATAACTATGACGCTTATGTTATGGAGAAGACTCTGTGAAGTACTTTGATTTTGATATGCTCAACAAACATTTCGATGAACGATTATCGTATATCTCTTCTTGGCTGTGGTTTATAATCATAGTCATGTCAGTATATTCCATAGTCAAGATGTTCTTAAAGTATGATCGATGAATATATTCTATATCGATGAGAATCCTGTTCAAGCTGCGCAGTGGATGGTCGACAAGCACGTAGTCAAGATGATACTCGAGTCAGCTCAGCTACTGTCTACTGCTCATCGTATCCTCGATGGTAAAGAAATACAGATACAAGCAGATATAGAACAAATAGATGGAACTGTTAAGACTCGTAAGAAGAAACTATGGTTACTAGGAGATGGTCGCGATAATGTATTATACTCAGCTACGCACATTAATCACCCTAGTTGTGTATGGACTCGGAGCAGCATTGAAAATTATAATTGGCTTGTAGATCATTTCTTTGCTCTTATGGCTGAATACACCTATCGCTATGAAAAAGAACATAAGTGTTTTGGTGAATTGAGCTACATGCTTCAATCACCACCTAAAAATCTACAAGATTTTGATTGGACGCCTATGCCTTCTTGTATGGATAAGAAGTACATCATATCTAATAATCCTATTGACAATTATCGTAATTATTATAAAATTGGTAAGACTAACCTACATAGATGGAAAAATCGTGAGGCTCCAGAGTGGATCTACAATTAAAAGATACTGTTGTAATTGATGATGTTATTCCAGTAGAAAAACAAGACGAATATCACAAATTAATTATGAAAGGAAACTGGACTTTTGTAGACGATATGACGTATCCATCAAAGCCGCAGAAGTATCCTACTTACGGTTTTAATCAGATGTTTAAACATCCTAAGATGGGTATAGTGTCTCAATACTATGAAGCCATCTCCGTTCCGATCATCAACACTATAATTGAAAAGACAAAAATAGAAATTAAAGATATACTCTACAATAGAGCCTTTCTTCAAGTACCATTGAATCCTAAATTCGTTAAAGAACATAACGGCATACATATCGACGTGCCAGAACCACACTACGCGTGCGTGTATTATGTTAACGATTCTGATGGTGACACCATTCTATACGAACAGACGATGTATGATACGAAGTTTGGTTCAAAGAATGTAGAATTAAAAGAACATAAAAGAGTGAGTCCAAAGAAAGGAAGATTTGTAATGTTTGATGGAGCAAGATATCATTGCTCTACAAATCCAAAAGAAACTTATCGCTGTATTATTAATTTCGATCTAATATGAAAGGATCATATAATGAGTTCTAACTGGGTAGATGATATTTATAAAATGCATCTTCATTATAAGGTACATCCCGTTGTAAATGCTATGGATAAAGATAAGCTTGCAAAGTTTTTAGAGTTTCGTGCTAACTTCTTACAAGAAGAGTTAAATGAACTTAAAGAAGCTAAGTCTGCTGAAGATGTAGTCGATGCACTTATTGATCTATGTGTAGTAGCAATTGGTACACTTGATGGTTTTGGTGTAAATTCATACAAAGCATGGGACGAGGTTCTAAAAGCTAATATGAATAAGACTCCTGGTGTTAAGCCTTCACGACCTAACCCACTTGGACTTCCAGATCTTATTAAACCCGAGGGCTGGGTTGGACCGTCGCATGAAGGTAATCATGGACTTGTGAGTAAAATCTTCGAGGATTAAAATGAAAACTTTAAAAGATTATGCAGATACGATATTAGTTCCGGAGCCTATATATGTAAAAAAGACTCCGGAACTTAATGCTAAATTTAAAAAAATGGCAGATGAAATTTATAATTGTAAAGCGCGTAATCATAATAAAAGAAATTATTCAAATGTATATGAATGTGTAGAAAAAGCTGTGATTGAACATGCACTAGCTCAACAAACTGGTATGCAACTTAATCCTAAAGATTTTGATCATACCGATAGAACTTCTTATGCATATGATGTTATTGATTTAGAAAATGGAAAAACTTTTGAATGTAAAAGATGGGCTGAAAAATGGTTCTCTTTTAATGAAAGAGATGTATTGACATTTAGGAAAAATATTGATATAGTAGACTTTCTGGTATCTGGTAAAGTATTTAAAACTTCTACTCATTATACGGTAGCTTTTCATCTTTTAGCAAATGCTAAAACGTTTGAAAAATATGTAAGACCTTCACAGTTTACTATGAAATTATATTATGATCATAAGAATGCAATGAAAAATGGTGATGCATTTTTCCGTGAAAATGTTCATTATACAAGTGAGGTAGCATGAGTGAGCGTTATTCAATAAAAGTTCTGCAAGAGTGTATAGACTTACAGAACAAAAAATCAAATGATTATCAGAATCCCAATTCAACTATTAAACAAGCTGACTATTATCCAAATGGTTGTCAAACTATTCTAGATACTATGCAAGCTAAAGTGCTTCGTATGCGTTCTGTTATGGAAGCCATGCAATATGATAAGAACTATAAACCAAACTTTGAATCGCTTGAAGATTCAGCAAAAGATCTTATTAACTATGCTTCTTTCTTTGTAGCATTTTCACGCGGTAAGATGGAAGGTCAAGATTCAATGCGTGATTTCTTAAATAAAAAAATACCTGTAGCAACATATTCTATTGCAGATTTTAATACTGTAACAATATCAGCTAGTAATGAGGTAGAAGATGCTGGTTGCTAATGTATCTAATATTAGAGAATACTTTAAAGATCAATTACAAAAACAAAAGTTTGTAATTGATAAGACTGGTGTTAAGACGATTGAACTCATTGGCGCTAACTTTATTGCCAATGAACCTACTATCTTTGGCGAAGTAAACGAAGAATATATTCGTAAAGAACTAGAATGGTATAAGTCGATGTCTCTGAATGTTAGAGATCTAGAAGATACACCTGCCATATGGAAGAAAGTGGCAGATGAAGATGGTTATATCAATTCAAATTATGGTTGGTGTATATGGTCACATGATAATCATTATCAATATCATAATGCTTTAAATGAACTTAATAATAATCCAGATTCACGTCGTGCTATTATGATTTATACAAGACCATCAATGTGGCATGATTATAATTATCATGGTATGTCTGATTTTATGTGTACAAATGCAGTACAATATTTAATTCGTGATAATAAATTAAATGCTATTGTACAAATGAGAAGTAATGATGTTGTTTATGGTTATCGTAATGATTATGCTTGGCAAGATCATGTTTTAAATAAATTAGCAAAAGAATTAAAAGTTAATCGTGGCGATATTTACTGGAATGTAGGATCTCTTCATGTCTATGAAAGACACTTCAGCTTGGTCATCTAAATATTTAAATCTAGCAAAACATGTAGCAACTTGGTCTAAAGATCCATCTACTAAAATTGGTGCAGTAGCTGTTGGTGAACGTGGTCAGATATTAAGTACAGGCTACAATGGTTTTCCTAGAAATATTGAAGATAGACATGATAGATTAAATGATAGAGAATCAAAATATAAGTATGTAGTTCATGGCGAAATGAATTGTATATATAATGCGACACTCAATGGTGTAAGTTTAAATGAAGCAGACTTATATGTATATGGATTACCAATATGTTCTGAATGTGCTAAAGGTGTAATACAAGTTGGTATTAAACGCGCATATATGTGTTATCCTGAAACTATAAGAGATAAATGGAAAGATTCTTATAAAATTACATCCGAAATGTTTGACGAAGCCGGCATACAACATGAGATAAAATATGAAAAAAATATTAATAACTGGATTTAATAAAGAACAATGTACTAGAGATTATTTCTTAACTAAAGAATTAAGAATATTAAACTCTCATTATTCATTGATTCGCTGTTTAGAAGATATGGGATTTGAAGTAGAACAACGACCAGTAAATATTGGTGAAGATCTATCAAGTTATGATCGTGTGATTATATATCTTCATTCTATACAGTCATTTTGTCAATTTTTATATGATGGTCTTTATGCTATTAAAGCTCGTCCTGATGCTATTCTTGCATTTGATGATTGGCAAGTAGATCAAATTATGGCATGTTTTCCACAATTTAAACGTAACTTACTTGATGAAGAAAAGTATAATCCATTTAGACAATATCTATTAGATCTTTATTATGGATCTTCAGATGAAGCAACTATTCGAGCTCATAAACAAGACTATCTAGAAAGTATAGAGCAGGTATTATCTTATCAAAATAAATTAATGATTTGTGCTTATGCAGGCGGTGACTTGAGTAAGTTTAAACTTGGATGGTCAAATGATAAATTATTTAGCTTTAATCCTAATCCCTATAATCTAAATCGTGGTCCACATAATAATTTTGGTGAAGAAGATATAGGTTTAAACGCTTTCTTTGAAGAAGAATCTACTAAAATTAAAGCTTGGGTGTTTTCATCACTTAATCATAAAAAGAATGATGCAGTAGTTAAGAAGAATAATTTTACATGGGATATTGCTATGTATGGTCCACGACGTGGTGAATATAAAGCACAACGTCTAAAAGAACCTGATATGTGCAGAGAATATGTAAAGCACTGGGGTTGTCTACTTCCAAAATATTATCACGCCGGTTCAGGTTGGTGGAGATCTAGAGTGCAGCAGGTAGCAGACGCTGGTTCTATTCTATTATGTGATGATGTTGAAGGCGTAATATATGGTGATGCATATGTCGGTTTAAATATTGCTAATATAGAAAATATGGATAACACACAGCTAGAAAAGTTGGCTAAATATCAGCATGACTGTTTATATGATAATCATCCGTTGGATAAGAAAGTACAGCGTGATGAATTGACTAAGATCTTGGAGATTTAAATGAAGCATGCCGCAATTATTCCACTCATTGGTGGAGAAGCACTAGCATCAGCGGCCGTATTTGGTAACAGACCAGACTATATTTTAAGTTATACACCATTTAAAAATCATGATGCGCATTTACTCAATTATTGGGATTATGAAGTTCCATATTATCTATTAGATGAAGGTGGAAAACACCCACATAAAGTAGATGTTGTTTCTAGTGTATGTCCATGTGCTGGATTATCAATGTTATCTACTGGTTATGGCGAACATAATCCAAATAATAAATGGATGTTAGAATCTGCAGAATATGTCTTAGGTGAGATGCAGCCTAAAGTATTCTGGGGAGAGAACGCTCCTGCACTAGCTGGAAAGATCGGTGAGCCTATTAGAAACCAGCTGATCGCTATTGGTAATAAGCACGGTTATACTATGACTCTGTATCGTACTAAGAGTCTTCTGCATGGAGTACCACAAGTTAGAGAGCGAACGTTCTACTTCTTCTGGAAAGGTGATAAGACTCCTATACTAAACTATTATAACACACCATATAAAAAGATAGAAAACGTTATCTTAGAGATTAAAGCTAACTATCAGATGGAGCCGATCAACAAGAATAAGCCTAGTGAAGATCCTTATTATAAGTACCTTCTTGAAGTAGTATATGGTGGTATAACACACCGCGAACACTTTGACAAAATAGATCCTAATAATATATCTGTGAGAAGCTATGATTCGAAGAGTCTTATCGAAACTTTTGGCCATGATTACAGGCAAGTCGGAGCGTGGATGGAAGAAAATGGATATGAAAGAGAAGTCAGTAAGTGTGATCGTATGTTTAACAAGCTCGCATCGGGTAAAAACATCATGCGTCGCGGTACTATCGTACCGAAAGAATACATCGGTGCTTTTGTCGGTCACTACCCTACCATGCTTACGCACCCACATGAAGACAGATACATAACATATAGAGAAGCGATGTCTATAATGGGTCTACCTGAAGATTTTGAACTTCTAGATCCAAAGAAGAACTACAACCACATTTGTCAAAACGTTCCGTTTCATACGGCAGTAGATATGGCCAAAGAAGTTAAAGCTGTACTTAATGATGAAAGAGAATTTGTTGACAATCGCTTAGTTTATCAGTATAATAGTAATAGAAAACATGTTTTAGCTGACACTAGACAGAGTAATCTTAGTGAATTTTTTAATTAATGGAGGTATGATGACAAAGGTGACGCATGGTGGGTATATGTTTGAGAATGGTGATACATTTACACAGTCGGTAACAGTTTCTTCAACCGGTTCTCTAAAATTAGAACCACTTTATAAATACGCCGAAGGTCAGATCATATCCGATTTTAAAGCATATATAGATAAAACGTATCAGCAGCACTACAAGACAGAAGAAGATAGGATCGAGTGTTTTGACGCTTGGATTGCTCTTGATGATGCCACACCTACTTTTAGAAATACCGCTCTAAAGTATCTTTGGCGTTATGGTAAGAAGAATGGTAATAATAAAGATGATTTAATGAAAGCTCTTCATTATATTTTAATGTGTTTATATAACGATCATTACAAGAAAGGTGAATAAAATATGGAAATCCAAATCCCAATTGAAAAGCTACGCGAACGTGGTCTGTTTGTCGCCACACCTATGTATGGTGGACAGTGTGCAGGTATGTTTGCTCGTTCGGTAGCAGATTTATCTGCTCTATGTACAAAGTATGGTATTCCTCTACAGTTCTATTTCTTGTTTAATGAGTCTCTAATCACTCGCGCAAGAAACTACTGCTGTGATGAGTTCATGCGTTCTAATACACAACACATGATGTTTATTGACTCCGATATCGGCTTTAATCCGCAAGACGTTATCGCTCTTATGGCTCTTCAAGCAAATGATGAGAAGTACGACATCATCGGTGGTCCGTATCCTAAGAAGTGTATCTCATGGGAAAAGATCAAGCACGCTGTCGATAAGGGTGTAGCCGATGAAGATCCAAACGTTCTAGAGAAGTTCGTAGGTGACTATGTATTCAATCCTAAGGGAAATCAGACGAGCATTCCTCTTTCAGAACCGGTTGAGGTTCTTGAGATTGGAACTGGCTTCATGATGGTAACAAAGAACGCTATGCAGAAGTTCTACGACTCTTATAAAGATCAGTACTCATATAAGCCAGACCACGTTCGCACTGAGCACTTTGATGGCTCACGCGAAATCCTTATGTACTTCCAAGCAGAAGTCGATCCAGTTTCTAAGCGATATCTTTCAGAAGACTACTGGTTCTGTCAGAAAGCGCAGCAGATTGGTCTAACCACTTGGTTCTGCCCTTGGATGGTCCTACAGCATGTTGGTACTTATATCTTTGGTGGCTCTCTTGCGGATATCGCTTCTGTCGGAGCTTCAGCTACAGCTGATCCTTCAAAACTTGGTGGTAAGAAAAAGAAGTAATTGAAAGGAATATTATATTATGAAGATTGAATCTAATACAGTGACGGTGCTTAAGAATTTCTCTAACATCAATCCCTCTATCGTTATTAAAGAGGGAAGCGTGTTAGAGACTATCTCAAGCGCAAAAACGATTAAAGCAAAAGCTACAGTAGAGACTAACTTTCCAAAAAGATTTGCAGTATATAATCTGAGTAAGTTTATCTCTACTCTAAGTCTATTTGATAATCCAGACGTTGAGTTTGGTGATAATAGTCTAAACGTTTCTGATGGTAACCGCAGCATCCAGCTTACCTATTCAGAAGAATCAACTATCATCAAGCCGCCAGAAAAGGATCTTAAACTACCAAGTGTTGACGTATCTGTTAATATCACTAACGAAAATATTAAAACGGTAGAAAAGGCACTTGGTATTCTAGAAGTATCAGAGATTCTAATTACTGGCAAAGATGGTAAGGTTTATCTCCAAGCTGCAGACAGTAAAAACCCATCTGGTGATTTTTACTCCGTAGAAATTGGAAACACCGATAAAAACTTCCGCGCCATCTTCAAACCTGAAAATATTAAAATCTTACCTGGCGATTATACCATCGACATTTGTTCTAAAGGAATATCAAAGTTCTATAACGATAAAGTAGAATATTTTATCGCTATCGAAGCTGGTTCCACTTTTTGATAAAGGGGGACTAGTTCCCCCTTATTTTATTATGATGAGGTGTATATAATGAATGATGAATTTCTCTGGGTAGAGAAATATCGCCCTAAAACTATAGATGAGACTATTCTTACACCACAACTAAAAGCAACGTTTCAACAGTTCGTGGATCAGAAGAATATTCCAAATCTAATATTATCCGGATCAGCGGGCGTAGGAAAGACGACTGTCGCGCGCGCCATGCTTGAACAGCTCGGTTGTGATTATATCGTCATCAATGGGTCTATGAATGGGAATATCGACACACTCCGTACTGAGATACTCAATTTCGCCTCTTCGATATCCTTATCTGGAGGAAGGAAATATATCATTCTTGACGAAGCAGACTATATCAACGCGAATTCGACACAACCTGCCCTGCGCAATTTTATGGAAGAATTCTCTTCAAACTGCGGCTTTATCCTTACATGTAACTACAAGAACCGTATCATTGAACCCCTGCATTCAAGATGCTCTGTCATAGAATTTAAAATAACTAAGAAAGATATAGCAAAGCTCGCTACACAGTTCTTTAAAAGAGTATGTGGCATTCTTACTAACGAGAATATCGAGTTTGATCAAAAAGTAGTAGCTGAAGTAATCAATAAACACTTTCCAGATTGCAGAAGAATATTAAATGAGTTACAGAGATATTCTGCTATTGGAAAAATAGACACGGGTATTCTGACCAATCTGCAAGAAGTATCGATCAAGTCTTTAGTTTCTCTAATTAAAGATAAAAATTATACTGAGGTCCGTAAATGGGTATCTGAGAATCTAGATTCAAACGTCAATGAGTTATTTAGAAAGATATACGACACCTCTCTAGAAGACGTCAAACCACAGTTCATTCCAGCACTAGTTATGTTGATAGGTAAATATCAGTATCAGGCGGCGTTTGTGGCAGATCAAGAAATTAATCTAATGTCTTTTTTTGCTGAAGTCATGCTTGAGGGTATATATCAATGAACCCATTTGATATAATAAATGACCTGTCATATAATAAGAAAAACTTATTGGAAAATGAGGGTGATTATCTTCCATTTATAGCAAATAAGCATTTCTCATATTTCTCTGATACCATATTCTATTCAAATGAACTAAATATGAATAGTCATTTGGATAAACAGCTCCAGCACGACTACTATTTTAATATAATACGTAAGTGTAAAAGATATGCCAAATGGAATAAAAAGGATAAGTCTGCGGCTTTAGATGCTGTGCAGAGATACTATCAATATAGTGAGTCTAAGGCAAAAGAGGTATTAAAACTGTTAAACAAGAAACAAATACAATATATTATGCACATAATGTCATCAAATGATTAAAAAGATGATTATATAAATATCATTGATAATAATAATAAAAAGGGTGAAATAATGAATGATATTTTAGATTCTTTAGTTGAAGTAAAAATTGACGGAGAAGAGTCTTTTTTAAAGATCAAAGAAACTCTAACTAGAATTGGTGTGGCTTCTCGTAAAGAGAATAAATTATATCAATCCTGTCATATATTCCATAAACAAGGACATTATTATATCGTCCATTTTAAAGAGATGTTTATAATCGATGGAAAGCCGTCTAACTTCTCAGACGAAGATATAGGCCGCAGAAATAAGATCGCCGAACTTCTTCAAGACTGGGGACTACTAAAGATAGTAAACCCAGAAGTCATTAAAGATCCTATCGCTCCAATGAATCAAATCAAAGTATTAAACTACAAAGAAAAGAATGAGTGGACGCTAGAAGCAAAATATCAGATTGGACGCAAACGAACTATATAATGGAGATACTATATTATGTTTGGATTTACTGTGAAGAAAAAGATCAATACCCCAGCAGAGCAGAGACTAGAAGAGATTAAAGATATTCTTTTTCCTCCTTCTTCTGTCAGAGAAAAATATGATGAAGAAAATGATAAGTTTATTAAATATCAAATCGACTATAGTATAGATATGAATCTAGATGGTGCTATCATAGATATTCAGAATGGTCTTGCAGACAAAGTTGTATTGAATACACTTAACGATACTCTAGATAGACTCTATAAAGTGAGAGAACTTCTAGAAGCGCATGCTCAGATAGACAAAGATGCAGAGTATATCATCGTAGATACCAAAAGAGAAGAACCAGAAATAGAAGCCTCTGAAGTTTGATTTATTTTACTTTTTCCAGAAATATGTTATAATAAATCTATAGTCTGGAGATTGATATGTCTATGCACCTCTTAGGTCCTTGGTATACTACTACCAACTCAAAAAAACGTACTAAGAAATCTAAATCTTCGAAGTCTTTAGTCTCTAAGCATGATCAGTGGCTTCTTAAGAATGGTGTACATCCAGAACAAATCAAGTTAAAGAAAACAGTTGACAAAAACTGGAAATCAGTATATAATGATTCTATGAAGGTAGATCGTAGTGACTACGTTTCCGCAGGATTGTCAGGTAATGCTTCTTCTTGCGCTAAGCGTGGTGTTATGGTCAACCTTCATAAAGAAAAGCCTGAAGTCAGAGAGGCTATCTTAGAGAAAGCGTCACGCGTGATGCCACTCTATAATAAAGGTGGTTTACAACTATTATCACCTTCTGATGATCTAACTAAAATTGGTACCCTATCACGTAGGGGTTAAATATAAAATGGAGAAATTGATAATGACTAAGACTAATGCTCTTGTTAATGCACTCAAGAACGGTGAAGAACTTACATCTGCTCAGATCCGTGCGCGTTTTGGTATCGCTAATGTTACTGCAGCTATTCACTATATTCGTTCAAATCTTGGTTATGCAGTGTATTTGAATGAGCGTAAGAATTCAAAGGGTGAGACACTTACTAAATATCGTATTGGTACACCTTCACGCAAAGTAGTTGCTGCTGGTTATAAGGCTATCTCAGCAGGTTTCTGCTAATAGCTATTCCCCGATAGCTCAGCTGGTAGAGCAGAGCACTGTTAATGCTCGGGTCGGAGGTTCGAGTCCTTCTCGGGGAGCCATCAAGATTGATCGCTTAATAGATCCGTGTGGGTCATGGTTAACCCACAATTTATGGAGAGAAATATGAAAAATAAAGCTATTACACTACTAACAGTTCTTGGTATCTCACTTGCTGCAATCGCGCCGGCTAATGCTTGGTGGCGTGGTGGTTATGGTGGTTACTACGGTGGATATGGTTATGGCGGTTATGGCGCAGCTTTAGGTATTGGTGCTGGTGCTGCACTTCTTGGTGGTATTATCGGTGGAGCGATCGCTAACGGTGGTGGCTACTACGGCGGTGGTTATTACCCATATGGTGGTTACTATGGACGTCCTGTTTATGGCTACAGCTATGGTTATCCTTACGGCGGCTACTACGGGTGGTAAGATGAAGAAGTTATTCTTGACTCTTTTGTGTCTCGTTTCTATCGCTTCAGACGCAATGGCTAATGGAGACATAATGATCGATCCGGATATTGATCAGTATAACTACATAGATAACCGGCGCGTAGTAGAGCGAAAGACTATAGTCAAGAATAGAACCATTGTAAAAGAAGTACCAGTTCCAGTACCTGTTCCACAACCATACCCGGTGCCTGCTGTTCCAGCAGGAATATATCCAAGATATGTACCATCTTGTCGTATGCAGAAGGCTCAACCTATAGTAGATCCTGTATATGGGATTATAGTAGACTATCTATATGTGAGAGTTTGTTATTAATAATCAAGCTGTCGTAGCTCAGTTGGTAGAGCACCTGATTAGTAATCAGGATGTCGCGAGTTCGATTCTTGCCGGCAGCACCACTAAGGTATCTATATGAGTAAAGAAATTCTCAGAAGACAGGCAATATTTAGAGTTGTCATGTTCTTTCTTATAACTATAGTTATTGGATTTATCGCAGGGGATCTACACGTTTTCTCAAGCATGAATTAAAATGATTAATTCTCGTGATGAAAAATTTATGGCTTTTACCCGTAGAATGGCCATACAGAATAATAACTCGCAGCACAGAGCAAGACTAGCTGCGAGTTTAGTCATACGTAATGATATTGTTTCTATCGGTCAAAATTCTATTAAATCACACCCTCTTCAAAAGAAATTTGCTAAGAACATAGACGCCATCTTCAAGCACGCTGAGGTCGACTGTATCATCAACGCGCTGAGACACGTAGATGCAGATGAGTTGTCTAAAGCGACTCTATATATCTACAGGGTTAAGAAGTTTTCAAAAGATTCTATCGACTGGGTCGATGGATATTCAGAGCCATGTTCCGGATGTAAACAGGCTATAAGTCACTTTAAGATTAAAAAGGTAGTATTTTCTACAGACGAAGACAGAAGCTTTGTCTATATAAATAGCATATCCACGTGAGGTGGATTTTATCATTTAAGGAGATAATATTATGTTAAATGGTTATAAGACATATCTTGCTGCAATTCTGCTTGCAGTTTTTGGTGTTTTAGCTCAGACTGATTGGGCTTCACTTGTCAATCATCCAAATTCAGCTTCTTGGGTCGCTCTTGGATCTGCGCTTCTTATGGCGGTAATGCGTGTTATCACACAGACCACTACTGTTAAAGAGGCTTTATATACTGAACCACCAAAGCCGGTCACAAAACCAGTTACAAAAAAGAAGTAAATGACCCAATATATTGTAAATAATTTATCAGAGCATAAAGGCGCTCTTCATATTCCATCTGGCTCAGTAACAATGAGCCAGATTATTCAAGCATTAGAGCTTGTAAAAGATATCGATTGGTCTAGTTTAGTAAAGATAATCGAAAATAAAGACGAACAACTAGATGTATTAACTACAGCAGAAGATGTAGCAAAGATAATTGCTCCATTTGTGCCACAGGCCGCTTTAGCGGTTGGAGTTATAGAATTTTTAATATTTTTATCTAAACATACGCATCCCGCTCAGCCATACGAAGTTCCTGGATATCACTGGGATATGCTATATGGTTGGGTTCCAAATAATCAAGGAGAATGATATGAGAAAATATATTGCGCTGCTAACAGCGGGTGCTCTAGGACTGGCCGTTGCTGGTTGTAATGCACCATCAACAGGTACAATTGTATCAACGACTACAACTGTTGTTAATGATGTTGCAGCTGTTACAAAGACAGCTTGTGGGTTTGTTCCTGCTGCGACTACAATTGCTCAAGTTCTAAATGCTTCTTCACAGGTACTAACGGCAGCTCAGATTGCACAGATAATCTGTCAGGCTGTTAATGCTACTCCGACAACCACTAAAGCAGCAAGTAAAGCAATTAATCCTATTCTACTAGAAGTAGATGGTAAAGTTGTTGTTGTAAATGGTCATTTTGTAAAATAATCATACTATATAAATAGTATTAATATGGCTGGTACCTCTGGTGTGAATCAAGTGCCAGCCTTCTTTTTGTATAAATAATAAGCATTGTGCGTATTAGAATTGTCTCTGTTGAACAGATTATGTCAATTCAACAGAGAAAGGATCGATGAAAACAAAGATAAGCCATTTCTTCGGCGATCAGGAAGATCTAGACTTACAGCTTGTCAAACTTTCACTTGATTTAGAAACATCAAAAGAGTCAGAAGCCCTTGAAAAAGGCTGGCTGATATACGACAATACTTGGTATACTTGCAGATCATCAAGAATTTCAATAGACGAATATACATACCAGATTAATTCTTCAAGTTCTAGAAAGAAAGTAAAGAATTATTCTTTTGAGTACAAAGATAAATTTGAGATAGACGATTCTGTAATAAAAGTATATAACAGATTTTTAGAGATTAAGAAGTTTAAGAAGTTCTATCCATTAGAAAGAGATATGGAGAGAAGTTCTGGAGTATTTGTATACAATAAAGACGGTGAGTTAGTCGCATACACTAAGATGGTAAAGTATGACGGCGGAATAGAAAGTCAGTTTACCGTCTGGGACTATTCAGAACCTAGAGCTTCTATTGGTAAATATCTAGTCGACTTTGAGATAGAAGCTGCTAAATCTCTCGGTTATAAATATCTCTACATCGGTCCAGTGTACGGTCTTAATTCTATCTATAAGATGAACTTTGGTGGATTTGAATGGTGGAATGGAGAGAACTGGATCAAAGACGATCATGAACTATTTAAGATATTAGAAAGAGATTCTAATATAAAAACACTAGAAGATTTAAGCGATGCATTCATTCTCGATTCACAAATACATAAATGATCCTAAGTTTAAGCAGCGTATGGCAGAAAAAGTCAAGATTGATAGAAATCATGACGTGCCATACGTCGCAGGCTATTCAAAAGATGGTAAGACGATATATATCGATAGACATCTATTAAAGATGAAAGATGAACATGATATTGAGCCATATCTCATCGTTCATGAGAGAACTGAGAAAGTATTAATAGACCTATTTAATTTAGACTATCAACACGCGCATCATATCGCTATGGAGCAGGAAAAAGAAGCTGTCGCTAAAAGTGGACTAGAATGGAGTGCATACGAGAAGCACTATAACAAGTTCATCAAGGGTTGCGCACATGAGAAACTACAAAAGGTGCCAGCCGACTTAGACATGACACCCTATAAAGATGAGAAAGACTTTCATCTTCTCAGAGATATGGAAAAACACGAAGTTAAGTAGTAAATATCTCTATTACTTTTTCGACATACTCAGATCGTTTTTTAACAAACAGCTGTGGCTCTTCATGATCCACGGCTATCATTATTGCTATCTGTGGAATAGCAATCTTATAGATCCACTCGAACATCATCGAGTACACTGTTGTCTGTAAGAAGTAGGACTCGATCCACTCTTCTTTCTTCAACTTACGAGACGTCTTGAAGTCTATGACTGAAGGGACCCCATCGAACTCTGCGATAAGATCGCATCTTCCAGCCGTCTTAAGCACCACTGAATATAGAGGTAGTTCTATACCTAAGATATTATCTACATGCTTATCGAGAAGAGGCTGTAGAGAATTAAAAGAATCGATGCCAGAAGGCATAGAGTCTCTAAGGTGATTCTGTTCGTTTCGAACGTATCGTTCTGCAAGAGTATGGACCGCTGTTCCTCTTCTCGCAGCTTGAGTAGATATCTTATTAGCCTGTTCGTGTCCAACTCTATTTCTCCACTCAATAAGAGCAGTTTTATCAAGTTTTTCACTTAATACAGTTGTTACCGAACGAAATCTACTTCCATCCGGTAACACATAAAATCTTCCATTTTCAGTGTTCTCTGTAGTCAAATCAACTTCAGGAACTAAGTTATGCTTGAATATCTTTCTGATAGCCATTAATCACCGTATATTTCGCATCCATCCTAGCGGTAACAATAAAATTACCAGGCTTATTAGGATTAGGAGCAATCCACTGAAGAGCAATAGGACCAATTCCTTTTGCTAAGAAATAACGTGCACCGGTAGTTTTACTACCCCATGATTGTTGATAAACTATTGTAAGAATATCTTCATATTTATCACCATTTGAAAGAGTAAATTCTGGTAACCATGATTCCCAAATGACAGTCTGGATTCCTGTTTGGAATGCTGGAGGATTACAAGATAATGGATCCATTTTAGGTCTATTCTGATAGAAGCTTCCTATAGTTGCCCATTCACCCCAACCAATACCAGGATTCATTACTACTTTCTTACGTGTACCAAATAGACCACCTTTAGGATAATCATCTCTCCATTCCATAATACCTTGACCAGGAATGTGTCTCATATACCAAGTATCTTGCCACTGCATAGCAGCATTATACTCAACATAGAGCATATCTTTCTTATCATCAGATAAAAGAAAATATGCCACTATATCTGGCATTGAGCCATCTACTGCTTTATATGTAAATGAATTAATCTTTCCATAAGCAATAGATGGCCAGTAAGAAGGAACAAAATAAGTATTTGCCAAATTAATAACCTAAGTTTTCTACAGTTATAATGAACTCTTTGACAATATCAGATCTAACAATATCATCATGAGTAAATTCAACCATGGCAAATGATTTCATTCTTTTAATAACTTCAATGAATTTAAGAATATCTTCTTTTCTATTGTCTTCTCTATAAGTATTTCTAATATCACTCTGACGGTAGTCGCCACAGAATATAATTCTGCAGTTCTTACCAATACGAGTTGCAGTGGCATATGCCTCATTCCATATCAAATTTTGTGTTTCGTCAACAATAACAACACAGTTTTCAAGGGTAATACCACGAATATAAGAAGTAGATATAAACTCTACAATATTCTTATTCTTCATGTAATCATAGGCATCACCTCTACCAAATAACTCCGTGAATATAGCTTGGTAGGGAGCTTCATATACTTTAGTCTTTTCTTTTAGATTTCCTGGAAGAAACCCAACATTTTTTGAAGGTTCAGCAGATCTACAGATATATATTTTCTTATATTCTTCAGACCCATTCAGAACTTCTTTAAGAGCAAGATATGTTGATAGAAATGTCTTACCAGAACCGGCTGAACCAAGAAGCATAAGGTGTTTGCCTTGGTTATAAGCCTGAAATGTGAGTTTCTGGTTTTCGGTAAGTGGATCGATGTGTTTAAGTTTAAAGTTTACCTTTTCTTGAAAATTCTCTTTTTGTTGGTGTCCTTGGCGAAGAAGTCTTTTCTCTCTACGAGTTAATCTTCTTGTTCTTGATTCTTCTTCCATTATTCCCCTTAAAAAGTATTAATAGTGCTCCTTGTAATTCCTTTATTAGCATTCTTCTTTATTTGTTTAAGCACGTCACGGAATCCAGAATCTGGTTTAACCATTCCTCTGCCAGAAGAAAGTGCAGGAGCCGTTATTTGTTGAGTAACATTTGGATTTGATTCCAAATACGAATCAAGTTCGGAGATCTTCATGAACTCCTCATACTCTTCACCTGTATCATTGTTTATAAACTTATAAGTAGGCATCAGTATTTCCAGTTATTATCTTCGATATCATAATCATAATCATCTTCCGCCTCGAGCAGCTCATCGATGTTTTTTGTACGAAGAGCGTGTTCAACTCTTTTTTCTTTTCTCTTTTTCAAGTATTCGCTTGGAGCATGACGGTATTCGTCTTCTTCGTGTGAATAATCATTTTTACGAAATTTCTTAATTGTCATCTTACTCATTATGCAATTAACCCCGGTAGACCTTCTTTAACATGTTGTAGAGTAATACCGTTAAACGGCATCTTCTTATCCTTAATAGCGCAAAGAAGTTTAGCATCATTAGGATCTACTCTCTCGAGTAACTCAATAAACATAGTCTCTCTTTTTGTCTGAGCAAGACTATCGTGAAATCCTTTAATGTAGTAACGAAGCTTTTCACATTCTTTAATTAGAACATGTTGTTGATCTACTAATTCGTTTGGCTTATATGGTGGAGTTCCTGGTGGTAATAGCCATACTACACTTGGATCAAATGCACCTTGAAGAATAATACGAAGAGGAACACTATCATTATATTTAATAGCATCAATCTTCTCTTGTGTCTTCTTTAATTTTGATACCTTTTCTAAAAATTCATACAATCCAATCTGCATTGTTTTCTCCTTAAAACTCACTGATATATTCAGTTAGATTTTTTAATTTGTTTACCATAAAATAATTCATCAGTTTTGAACGATCTTTACCGATCTGTTCATTATACTGAATTAATACTTTTTCTTTAATTTCGTTTGGAATATAGTTAAGATCTATGAGTTGCCTATTACGACAAAAATTACGATATGTCTTCTCGTCACAATCTTTTACAGGAATACTAATTAATAGCTGTTCCATTCTTTTTGCCGTTAGTGGTTTCTGTCTTGTACCAATGACAAAGCAATTATCATCTGATAGTACATTTGGAACACCATCACCTGTATCTCCTTTCATGATATGCTCACTTAAGAACCTATCCGGATCGTCATGTTTAATCCATTTCTTTCTGACTGGATCATATTGATTAACATTATTAAAACGATGCAACTGAATAAAATCTTTATCTCCCGAGAGAATGAGGATCTTTGTACCAGTATTTATATATTGGCCGAATTCACCAACCAATGTGCCAATAATGTCATCAGCTTCTGCTGATTCCACATCAATTACCCGATATGGAAAGAATTCTTTGAGTTCTGCACGAATCTTATTCATACACTCAAAGATGTCTTTCCAGTTTAGTTCTGACTCTGAGATTGATTTTTTACGATTGGCCTTATAGTATGGAAATAACTGTTTACGCCAATAATTGGTATTATCACAGGCGATGATCAGTTCACCATAATCGGCTGTGAATTTTTGTTTGTAAGATCTAATGGAATTTAATACCATATGTCTTACCATATTTTCTTCAACTTTTGCATTCAGATGGTTTCCCAGCTGAACCATCAGGTTAGATAACATAACCTGATTCAAATCAACAATAATCACTTTATTCCTCGCTTTTGTCTTCTCTCAAGTTTACGTGTAATTCGTCTACTATCTTTAGAGAACCATCTTCAGATTCATCTTCTTCAAATAATTGTTCAGTAACTCTTTGAAGAGGATGATATATATCATAGTGTTTACAAAGCATAGATCTTAAAGCTTCTACAAAGAAAGCTCCATCTCTAATATCGTCTTCTAGATCTTCTTCATCTGGATAAAACCCAGCAATTTCAAGTTGAGTAAAAATAATTGGTATAAGATTAGTTATAGTCTCCTGTATATGATATAGGTTCATTTGTTCAACATTTTCATTGATTTCTTCTATAGAAATCATCTTTTTAATATTCTTATTTTCTCTAGGGAAAACAATTACATTATTACTATTCATAATTTTATTATATCCTATATCTTAGGAGCTGTCAATCTATTTATAATTTAAGAGAAGAACATGGTTTGTTAGAGTACATCTTACGAATATTTTGTGCAAGAACATGCATAAGAATCTGATGACAATCTTCCACAATTCCGTAGTTATCATATTTAACATGTATAATCTGGTCAGCAAGATTATCTTTTACTATTGCACCACCACCAAATCCAACAAATGCTATAGTACCAAAGTTTTCTTCTCTTGCCTGCTTTAGACCTTTAATGATATTAGGAGAGTTACCAGATGATGAAACTGCAAGAACAACAGCATAATCATCTTGGGCATATTTAATTTGTTTTGAGAATACTTCATCATAACTAAAATCGTTAGCGATTGCAGTCATTAATGACATATTACAACCGAGATTTCTTGTATTAGGAGTAAAATCAGTATCTTCTCCTACTCCTTTAGTATGATCGCAAGACCAATGATCGGCAATTGCAGCTGAGCCACCATTACCAATAGTAAGTATTGGATGTCTATGAATTGCACAATAAGTTAATACATTCATAACTTTTGTTAATTCAATTTCGTCAACAGTATTCAAAGCATCATTAATCATCTGTTGATATTCTTTAAGCATTATACAAGCTCCAATGTAGATCCATGTTTTGCAAATCTAAATTTAAATCTTTGATAACTCTTCATAGATTCTAATACTCTATTTTTTTGTTTATCTGGAACATAAACTAATAAATATCCACCACCACCAGCTCCAAGTATTTTACCTCCAAGAGCGCCATTTTTCATGGCTTTTTCATACATTTCATCTATAACAGGATTAGTTACATTATCAGAAAGTTGTTTCTTTATTTGCCAACCTTGATCAAGAAGATTACCAAAATCATCAATTCTCTTCTTCTGCAATAATTTAAGAGAAGTTCTAGCTAACTCTACCATAGCTTTAGTCTGCTCTACATTAACATTATTTTTTAAATTTTCTACTTGTTTTGACAGTACTGAAGATGCTTGTCTGTTTATTCCTGTATTAAATGCTAGTAGATTATTATCTAATTCATACATAGCACTAGCATCAATATCAACTGGTTTTACTCTTGTTTCATTGCCATGAAAATATATGGCATTAAATCCACCATATGCTGCAGCATATTGATCTTGCTTTCCAATTGGCTCTGAACATCTAATAATTTCAATATATGAAGCAAGTTCTGCTAATTCTTTATGATCTATATTCTTATTATGAATAATTCTATAGATAGCATTAATCAAACCAACTGTAAATGTGGATGATGAACCTAATCCAGTTCCTTTAACCGGAACATCGGAAAAAGATGCAATTTCTATATGTGATGGAAATTCAAAGTGTTTAAGAGTCTCTCTGACTCTATCGTGCTTAACGTCATCTAAATTATCTGTCTGTTCTAGCACAGAATAGATAACTCTAATATGGTTGGCGACACAGCGATTAACTGCCAAATAGATATAACTATTAATTGCTGTAGATACTACCATTCCTTCGTTCTCTTCGTAGAACTGAGGAATGTCAGAACCTCCTCCAAAGAAGGAGATCCTGAGTGGTGTCTTTGTTACTATCATGTTCTATACGTAAACATCTCTGCTGGTAATTTTCTAGATTCAGTGGTAGGATACTGTTCCCTAAGCTCTACCATTAGAGACTCCCACTGAGAACTAATTCTATCAAGATTGAATCTAGTGTCGGCATATGCCTTAGCAAACTTTAGATAATTCTGTATATCTGGATTGTTCACTTCCTGAATAGCCTTGTCCATATACTTATAAAATATTTCTGCATGTTTCTTGGTATCTTGTTCCCACTGATACATGAACGTCATACCGCCGGCTGTATCTGGAAGAGCAGCAAGATTAGGATGAACACAGAGTAGTCCAGCCGACATTGATTCCATAAGAACACGACATGAAGTTTCTTGCCAGATACATGGATACGCTAAAATATGAGAAGCCAATAGATGTTCTCTTAGTTTTTCCTGTGGAGCAAAACCATGATATGTCATGTTTGGATGATTACCAATCTGTTCATATAATGGTTCAAAGTGTTTATCAGCATCAGCCCAACCATAGATCTTAAATGAAGAAAATACATGCAGATGAATGTTGTTGTATTTCTTACTTAGAGCGTCAACCACGGGATAAAGAAGTTCTAATCCACGATGCGGGGTGGAGAAATATATAAGATTAACTTGATCTTTATCTTTCTCTACTTTTTCAAATGGTTCAATTGGAGTTTCAATAACTTGAAGTTTAGAATCCATTGGAATACCAAGACGAAGACACCAGTCTTGAAGCTGCCAATTAGAAGAGAACACCATCTTATGAAATCTATTTTTGCTGTGCTCTTCTTTAAAGTGCGCGCACTCTGGATCTTGTGCCAGATCATGAGCCCAATATACGCGGATCTTGTCTTCTTGTAGATCGCGAATGCGAGAAGGAATAATCTGAAAATCTTCTGCTAATTCAGGAGAGACTTTCTTACCAATACTTCTCTTTGTTATCTCAGTACCACCCTGCGACTTAGCAGAGATCTCATTTTCCTCAACGAACGCCATTCTTAAACTCCATTTCGATTATAGCGACCGCGGCGGCTAAATCCGTCGCGACATGATAAGGTTCACTCATATCTATATATTCTTCTGGTGGATCATAATCGTGTTCATTACCAACCAATATAGTAGTCAACATACTTTTATTTCCTGGAACGATATCTTTCCAGCGATCACCGACCATATAGCTGCCTTGAGAGTCTATTTCATAGATACGCATCAGAGACTCTATCATTCCATTATTAGGCTTATAAAGATTAGTATCTTTCTTGAGAGCGTATAACACATGATTGACTCCCATCTGTTCTTCTAGATATTCACAGATAGAGTCAAGTTCAACTATAAGCATCTCACCATCTAATACGCCGGGTTGATTAGTTACCACAAATACCATAAAGCCCATATCTTTTAAAGATTGAATAGACTCTCTTACATGTGGATAGATACTGTCTAAAAACTCAGATAGAGTCCACGGTGACGTCATCCGCCCGTCAGGTCTCAATACTAGATGATTGATCACACCATCTTTGTCTAAAAAGACTGCTTTTTGCATCTTTCTCTCAATTCAGTTGTAGAAAAGTTATGATATCTTTCAAGAAATACTATCTGTATGTCTCTTACTCTACAGATATTAAGTCCAGTTATTTCTTTATTTTGATAATAATCAGCACCTATAAATCTCTTTTGTATACAGAGCATCGACAACATATTAATTAGATCTTGTTCAGTATCATATGGAATAATATTATCTACATATCTAATAGCAGAAAGTTTAACATATCTCTCGAACGTAGACTGTACTGGCTTATTCTTTGAGTGGGGTCTATCTATTGTTGGATCGGTGTGTAGTCCTACTATAAGCCAGTCACAGTTTTGTTTTGCTTCAGTGAGCATAGCAATGTGACCGGCATGTAGTAGGTCAAACGCTCCAAATGTAATTCCGGTTATCATCAGTAAGTATCTACCACTTGAACGTATTCGATAGAGTCGATACGAAAAGAACGCCAACCGTTCTCTTGTAGATCCCACACTGCCAGAACGTTTTCATTCTTATTATGAAAGTCTTTAACTTTGGCTGCTTCAGTCAGAGCGTATGACTGAGGAAGTAGATCTTCTCTGAGTGAGCATCGCATCGCTCTTTTTTCACCATTTACTTTGGTGAAGAACACTTCACATACATTTTCTTGAAGATCTTTTAATAGTGTATTTCGTTCATAAGCCATTTTATGCTCCAAAATAATCTTCAACTAGAAGCTTACGGTTGTCCATTCTCTCTTCGGTGATGTACTTAAAGAGATGGTCGTAGCCGCCGATGTTCATGCCATCGATGACGATGACGGGAAACGTCTTTGCTTCTGGAAACTTTGATAGAAGAATCTCTCTAGTAAAGTCTTCATTCAACTTATATTCAAAGAAATCTTTACCGTGCGTGTTTAACAGCTGCTTAGCCTTCACACAGTTAGGACAACCATCTTTTGAATAGATCTCAATTCCCATTGAAGTATTCCTCCCAGTATTTTCTAATTGACGTGATCAAATTAGGATCGTATCCTTTAGAAGCCATATCATTCTCTACCATAATCTCAAGATCACTCTTAAACATTGCTACCTCCATACATGTAGATATATATTATATCATATAATTCAAGTAGTGTCAAATTAAAAAAAACTTAGCCATGCCTACTATGTATATAATAGTTACGACTACTTGAATTATAATAAGAGACCATTTTTTCCAACACAGTCCTAATACCAGCCAAAGAGAATTACCAACAAGGCTGACATATATGTTCATCGGATAGATGTTAAAAGAAGTTAGAGCCACTCCTGTGATTAGAACAATCGTGGCTACAACTTCTAATGCTGTCTCTTTATCTTTGCTTAACATAAGAAGCCTTGATCTTTTGCTTTTCTAAAATCTCAAAACCATTCTTAAATAGATAATCTCTCTCGATCATATCGTGATCGTACATCCATATGTCGTCAAATACATACGCTCCACCGACAGGTGTCTTTGGTAGGAAGTATTCTAGCTCGTCGATCACTGCTTGATTCGTATGTGGGCCATCATAGAATACGAATGCAAACTTGTCTTCGACCTTCTTAACTTCGTCATAGACAGGAACGCCGTCTGGATATCTCTTGAAGAACTCTGTATCTTCCAGACAGAAGAACGTGAAGTTTAGACCTTTGGAATAAGCGTAATAGTATAGAGAAGGAATGACTCTATTTCTCATCGTGTTTGTGTAGTCAAACTTCGTTGGGAAAGAGACGTCCTTAGATATCGGATCGCCTTCTACCTGATGCTTACCAGGATAGTGAATAGAAGCATTGATGTTTGTAATTTCTAGATCAATGTTACCGTATGGATCTACACAGAACATAGAGCGATTTGTATCACCGTTGTGTTCCAGCATATCAATGATGATTTTTGCAGATCCGCCGCGACGAGAGCCAATCTCAAGAACAGCTCCCTCTACGTCCTTGATCTTAAGTACTGCATTTCCTAAAATCTCATACTCCGAACTGTCTGTATTAAAGACTTCATCCGGATTCAATCTAATCATAGTCATTCTATATCTCCTCAGTAAAAATCAACGATCTCGTCAGCTAGTCCAAATTTAATTGCTTCTTTTGGTGTTAACCAGACATCTTCTGCTGGTAATAGATATTTCTTTATATTTGCTTCTGTCTGTCCAGTACAGCGCTTATAGTGTTCAATTATTCTTTGACTTGTATTATTAAACTCTTTAACTTGGGCCATCAATTCGTGTTCTTTACCAATAGAACCCCAAGAGAATTGATGCGATAAGATTGCAGTGTTTCTTGTTATATATCTATGCCCCTTCGCTCCGGCGATAAATGTAAGTAGTCCACAAGAGGCGATCTCACCTAACCCATACGTATATATAGGTATCTTAGAACCCTTCATAGTGTCGATGAGAGCGAATGCAGAAGGAACTTCTCCGCCTGGAGAGTTGATGATCATCTTAATCTGCTTAGGGCGATTCTTTGCTATTAAGTTTCTAGCGATAATGAAAGAGATAGCATCGCCACTAGAACTAGCGTTAAAATCGCTATTGAACATCAGGTAGTGATGATCTTCTATTGAAGGAATTGTTGTTTCTTTTTCTTTGTCTAGACTCAATTCTATCTCCATTAACTAGAAAAGGGGAGGCACGGACATTGCCTCCCACGTTATTATTTCTGGATATGAATGTGGTCGTAGTGACCGGGCACTCTCCAGAGAACTGTATAACCAGCAGCTCTTGCTTCAGCTGCTAATTGGTCAAATCTATGTGCGTATTGTGAACGGGCTTCTACGACTCCACGACCAACGTTTATATCAATCGCATTACCAGAGTAGTGCGCTGAATGATTGGCATGGACGTGATGAACACCACCAAACGATGGATGTTCTGATACACGAAAGCCTCTACGCTGCAGATCGTATCCGTATGCTACAAGCGAACCTGAAGCGTGTCCGAATCCATACTGCTCTTCTTCGTGTTGATAGTAAGCACGCGCCTGCTTTCTAGTCTTGAAAGTCACGCGTGGACTAACGTGCCAACTCTCTCCGGTAGAAGTTGTTCCACCAAATATCTCAGAGAATGGGTTTGAGTAGTCTTCTTCTAAGTTTGTTGAATACTGAGTATTCTTGCTGTGACGAACTCTTGCTTCTACAGCGCCGCTCATCGCAAACACTGTAGCAGCTGCCGCTGCAGCTAGGATAATCTTCTTCATATAGTTACCTTTCTTTTATGCGTAACCGAATAGTCACTGCACTAGCATATGTAATCGTGCTATTCCATGAGATTTGAAGCCGAGGGCATTGGCTACGTTTTGGTTTACGTCGAGTGTTCTACCTCTGACGAATGGCCCTCTATCGGTTACGACGGCTGTTACTGATCTTCCATTCGAAGGGTTAGTAATTAATACCCTCGTGCCAAATGGAAGTGTTCTATGAGCTACACCATAGGTGGCTCTCATACCCGAAGCTGTCCGTCCACTTCGGTCATTATACCACGAGGCGTTATGGTGCCCAGTGGAATAAGTATTTATATGTTTAGATTGTTTACCGTAGCTGACCCTCTCTACCTGAGAATTACCAAATAGGTCATCGATAAATCCGGCGCTGGCTGTATTCCAAGTGCCAACTAGTAGAGATAATACAAAAATCACGTATTTCATCATATATCCTTTTCAATATTTGGTACTCCCGACAGGACTCGAACCTGTAACCGCGCTGTTATGAGCAGCGAGAACTGACCAATTGTTCTACAGGAGTGTATTAAGAATTACTTCTTTTTACGTCCTTTTAGTCTACGAGCCTTGCGCTTGTTTGAGCCGATCTTACGGCGACCTTTACGTGGACGATTTTTATGTGGATGTGGCATAATATACTCCTTTCATCATTTAAATTATACATTATTTCTTTAGAAATGTCAAATGATTCTTTCTTACTTTACACATGATCCAAGAGTTGTACCAGTCTTCTGACTCTAGTACTGCGTTTTGAAATTGATATTTCGCTTCAAAGTAGGTCATCTCACCTTTAGAAGAGCAAAGTCTTAATATTTCTCTGGTGAAATTATGTTTTCCTATGAGATTTACGTCCTGATTTAATCTGTCGTTAGAGCCATAGTAGTCTTTCCAGTCAGACTCTACTTTATATCTTTTCTTCTTACCTTTTATCTGCTTAGTCTTAGCAAAATAGAAGTTCTTTTTGCCGATATATCTTTTATTATTAGTAGTATTGGTAATCATATAGACAAATCCAATATAACTACCAATATTTTCTACAAACGCTTCACCATTATAATACCACATCCCGAATCTCCTTCGGGATATTTATTCCTCATCAAATAGATCGTCCATATTCTCTTCTTCATAATAACCAATAAGATCACAAATATCTTTAATTAGATCTAAACAGTTGTTATTGATGTGCTCGTCGTTTAAAATATCTTCTTCGCTAGTAATTTTATATTCTCTAATAAAATCCTTGCACAGATCAAATAGTTCTGCGTCTACTTTCATTTATTCTTCTCCTTATTGAGATATTCGGAGCACTGTTCTTCCATATCATCATACTTCTCACAATACGTCTTGATCCAATCTGTCTTAATCGCTTCTTGTGCTTCCTGTACTGTTAAGATACCATCACATATCTCACGATGTAGTCTATTCTCTAGTTTATCTTTTACATGAGCGTTCCATGGCTTTGTGGTATAAGACTGTGGCCAGAGATTCTTAATATCATTAGACCCACCGAGCTCGAGTGAAATAAGATGATCGATCTCATACTTATCTTTAGTTCGATCTAGATGATAAAGATCAAACGCCTGTTGTTTTACTCTATTAGGAACGTTTCTCACGGAGCCAGAGTAGCCAGAAAGACAGATATTCTCTCTAGTTCCTCTTGGATCAGATACCCCAGGAGTCATAACGGGATTAGGTAGAATAGGTTCTACAACTATTGGATCTGCATAAGCGACACCGGTAGTTAGTAGTAATATTGTTATTATTTTTTTCATGTATTACCTTTATTTGTTATCGTGTGCTTTTTTCATCTGTTCATAGATGTCTTTACCATATGCTTTTTCATACACCCTCTCAATATCATTAGTATCATTACCGGGATCATGAATCTGCGTTACTGATGTTGATTTAATATTATGGTAAAGATGTTTAGCTGCTTCAAAGCCGGCTTCATAGCCGGCTCTATAGCCATTCTGCCATTCGTCACTCATATCTCACAGTTTCCTGCTGAACACGCTAGTGTCTGAGCCCCCTCTACCTGATCTGATAACTCTACAAGAGCGTCCCAGTCTACTTCAGTTGGAATATTTATAATCGCCGCTTCATATTCATCTTTTGTTATTGTCTCATATGGAGCCTGACGATATGTTCCACCGTCATAAGGTAGGAATGAAACACCAGACATCTCATTAAAGTGATCGTATACCCATGCTCCGACTCTTGGCCACTCTTCCTCTTTCACGTTGATAGTCACAGACGGCTTATGCTCACACCAGTGACGCTGGTACTTCAACCAGAGCTCTAGATGCTTAATGGCGTCTACCTCTTCGCGAACTACTGAACCTTCTGGTAGTTTCATTGGAAATGAAAAGACAGTAGTAGAGTGAGGCTTAGTAACATCAGGCTCATGAGGAACGCCAGCATCGATAAGATGTTTAGTAAGGGGATCTTTGTTGTCAGACCGTACGCGACGAATATAATAGCTATCGTGACCTGGATGAATACCGGAAGGACTAAGAACAAGTTGACTAACAGTTCCGGATGGTTTAACACAGGTGATAGCAGCTGACTGATTGATTCCAAGTCTCTCACTCCATTCTTTATTAGTATCTATAGCTACCTGTCTTAGTCTCTCTAGACGTTCTGGTAGTTCAGGATCTTCTGGGTTGTTCATCAATGGGCAATCATAGATGCCGGTGAATGAGACGCCGAGTAGTCTCTCTTCTTCTGTATTCTTCTGCCATATCTTGCGTAGATATGGAAAGTTTGTCATTGTCGATTGAAACGTTCCCAATATTGACGCGACTCTAATCTTTCTTGTAAGAGTTTCTTCAGTATCATCAGCTCTGATAACGACTTCCGTGAGATTGCAGAATTGATAAGGTCTGAGGATAATCTCTGAACAGGGGTTAGTTCCGAATTCAAACGATGGATCTCTGCGACCGTTCTTTTTAGCGACGCGTTGCGATGCAGCACGGCTAAATATTCCTCTTTCTCCTGACTTGGACTCGTAGATTGACAGCCACTCTTGCATGAACTGTCCGACTTCAGGCTTCTCCGTATATACTGCTGAATTGTTTGAAAGAGCTCTTTGAACATTTGCTTCCCACCACTGTCCTGCTTTGGCATGGCGCATGCGATCGTCAGAAAGATTAGATAGAGAAATCATCGCTGATCGGCGAACACCACCAACTACAACGACCTCACCAATCTTACACATGATATCGTGACACTCTAGCGATGTCAGTTTACGGCCATGCGCATGTTTGAAAATGCGAACGATAAATTTAAATAGTTCGTTTAATGGTTCAGGACCTGAAGAACGACCGCCGAATGTCTTAAGCGGTGCGCCTGCCGGTCTGAGACCGCTGATATCCCATTTTGGAATCTCACCTGTATAAAGAAGAGCTATCAGCATCCGGAGAGCCTTTGCCCAACCTTCTTTAGAATCGCGAACTGTAATCAGTGTCTCACAGTCATATAGCTGCTCTGGAATTTCAGGTAATTTATTTACATATTGACGCTCAACAGAGAAGCCAACACCGGTGCCATTCATGAGAATACACATCGCCTCGTCAAACGCTTTAGGATCATCAATTGGAAGATATGAACAGTTATAACCAGCAACGTTATCGCGATCAAGAGCCTTACCAGCGGTCATGAGCGCACGCATGGATGGCATCACCTCAAGATTATAGATTGCGTTGTATACTTCTTTCTTTAGTTTCTCGTCTTCAATTTTAATCTTATCGAACATGTAGTCTACGTAACGCTCAACAGTCTCATTCCAATGTTCTCTGCGATTCTTTTCAGGAAGATATCTTGCGTAACGACTTTTGTGTATATATTGCTGATAAACTGTAAATGTCATTTCCCTACCTCTTTAGATTAATTCTTTCAATGATGGAAACTCTTTAATAACTTCATGCCAAGCACTAGTAGCAACTTCTCTATGTTCCTTCTGAGTGCCTTCTTCCATTCTAATCAGACAATAATGAATCCATGAACGAAGAGTTCCATTCATATACATCTTTGAAACCGTTAGACCTTCGGGCAAGACCGCTCTTGCTTGTTCTTTTGCAATACCATTTTGTACTGCCCATTTATAAGCATCGTGTGCATGTCTATTGACATCCATCTGCATATAGTGCCATGTTCCTTTTAAATCATCGTCTTGTGTTTCGATTGAATTTTGTCTATTCTTTTTATCCTGTAAACGCGCTTCTCTAATCTCTGACCCTAAATCTACAGTCGGATCAGCGTAGCGTTGACTAAATTCTTGAAATGAAAATGATCTGTGGCGAAGGATCTGTCTAGCAATATCGCGTGTGGTATTTATCTCCATTACTATGTTGATCATTTCGAAAATCGACCAATGTTTATTTTTTGCACAATAATTTAACAGTTTAGAAGATGTTTGGTTATTCATTTGATTTGAAGGATTAGATACTCTTGCCGTATAAGCAATAAATTCTTCTGGTGTTAAATTTTTTTGTCTACTATAAAACCAATGCGATGTTTCAGTTTCATAAATTCTTGGTTGAGTTACTGCAATAATTTTCGCTGTGTTCATTTTTTCATTCCTCTTTTCCAACCTTCTCCTGGCCATTCTTTTTGTCTAATCTTTTCGCCAGTTTTTATATTAGTCCACCAGCAAGTTCCTCTAACAAACACACCACCAGTTTTGTTTGGATCATGAAATCCTGCTTTCTTTGCCTTTGAAGCTAAACCTGCCTTACGAGAGTTTTCTATTTTATCAATAATTAAAAAAGCACCGTTTCCTTTTGATAATCTTTGTTCTATAGTTTTCTTTGAGATTTGTGTTCTTCTATCCTTAGACATCTTCTGAAAATTATGTTCTCCATTTTCTAACTTTTCCAACTGAAACTTACTGGCTGCTTCTCCGATACCTTCTTTGTTTTCCATCCTCATTAAAATTGCTTGAACAGCTCCCCAATCTTTTTGCCTATAATGAATATTCAAATGTTCTTCAATACTTACCGCCAAAAGATTTTCAGGATCGTTGTTTTCATGGTTACCATCTATATGATGAATCTCTGTTCCTGACAACAAACTACAATTATGGTAATTTTCGTATATTTTTCTGTAATTCATATCATTGGTCCCCTTTTGAGTATTTATATTAGACCAATGTTTATAAAACTCTCATACTTTACTCCACTTCTGCAAAGCTAATTTTGCACTCAAATCTCTATATGTATTATGCTTAATTATATGTTCTATAAACTGTGGTGAAAGACCAGCTAGAACCATGTCGTTGATGTCTTTGTGCTCCATGTTTTCTGGCCATATACAAACTGCATATCCATTCATGATAGCCTTATCCATCTTCTTTACTGTCTCTTTAGATCTAGGCTCGTTGTCATAGACGATCACCAACCTACTCTTGTTAAATCCTCTAACTGCAGATACGAGATCGCCTCCAGCAGTAGCAATAGAGTTAGGAACAAACATACTGTCAATCGGACCTTCAAGGACATGTACAACTCCGTTAGTATCAACAGAGTCCAGGCCATACAGTTTAGGTACTGTATCATTAAGAACGACTGTAATGTATTTAACTGCACTGTTCCCTCTAAGGCTTCTTCCTTGGAAGGCATGAACGGACTTATTACTATCCAAAAAAGGGATAAGAAGTCTTGTCTCATCGTGAGCCAGAGCTGAAGTTGGAAACTTGTTGGGCACCAAATTATTAGTAAAATGCATAAAATTAGGACATGCGAATAACTTGGAATGGTAAACATTTGGTATCTTCCTAGCAACTACAAATTTCTTTATAGGGTGTTCAGGTGACAGTTGACTGACCTTCTTTAACCCTTTTAGAGGTCCAGAAGATATAAATGCTGGTTTTTTTAATTTTTCAACGAATGCTTCATACTCTACTTGTTCTTTTGGTTTATTATTAGCTAATTTCTCTAATTTATATTCGTCGTATAGACCTAGGTCTACATGCTTTATTAGATTAGGAACTGACATACTAGCACTACAGTTATGACAGTAGTAGTTAGACTTCCCACCTTTTTCAATTATAAATCCTCGTGCTTTACTCTTACTCTTCTGTGAATCGCCGCATATTGGACAAGAAAAGTTATATAGACCACTCGATTTCTTCTTAAAGTTTCTCAGTCTATTACTGAGTAGACTTATATATTTTTGCTCGAGCCAATCCATTCTAGTTCCTATCTATTATAATGCGTATAGATAATTATACTAGGATATTACAGATTTGTAAACAAAAATATTAATGGAGATTTAGTATTCTTAAGATGCTTGGCCCATAAGCTAGAACAAATGCAACCACGGCGAGTCCACCACCATATTTCCACATAATTTTTTCCATTTCAACAATTTTTTCTGAAAGCTTCTCAGCCTGATGGGTAGATTGTTGCTTTAAGAATTCTAATTTATCATTTATAGCTTCAAAACGCAGTTCGAGTTCTTCACGTCTCTTTTCAGCCGACATCTCTACGTTTGTCAGTTGTTTTTCTTGATGATTGAGTCTTTGATCATGCACTGCAATCATCTTACTGAGGTCAGATGAGATATTTGTTAATTTATCAACTACCTCTTCTAACTTATCCTGTCTTCTTTCGTAATTAGAATACTCTGACATGACTTACCTCTTGTCTGCTTTCTTTTCGTTTTTATAGTCACGCCCCGTTATATCTCTCAGATTCTTTGGTGTATTATTCGGTAATATGTGATTATACTTAGTTGAATTCATTTTAAAATTATGATCCCAACCACCAGTATATAATTTTCTTTTCATGGGTTGTGGTTTTAACTTTAATATCGGATCAAAGCCCTGAATTGGACCTGGACTGGTTGAACCCATACCGCCGGCACCCACTGCGTTAGCGGCTACACTATCTTCCATCATGTTAGCTTTCATAGCTTTATCTTTAAAGATGTGTGGATACTTGTTATCGAAGTCTCTCATCAGTCTACCGGCCATCTCGTTAGCGTTGTCTTCTTTCCAGCTATCCCCACCAGATTTCTGTCTACAATGTATTAGCTCATGAGCAAGTGTTCTCATAATGTCCAGTGGGTGTCTGTCTGTAACTCTTACGTATATATCTTTTTTATTAGTATGACCGAAGGCGTGCATCTTATTTTCTTTACTACCAACAAAATGGATCTTTGGAAGAGTCTTGATGCCAAGCTCCTTTACAGCAAATTGTATAAACAATTTTAAATGATCCATCATACTTTCCTTAATTTTGTTATTATTAAGTTATCCATTTCTATTAAATCTGTATCTATCGTCTCTTCATCTCCAACATTATATATTTTATCCGGCAGCACGTTTAATAATATCAAGAATGGTTTAATAAAGCGCATCTGATGTTTTAGTTTTAGATATAATATCTTACATAATACATCGGGCCCAAAACAATTATTGAGAATAATGATGTGATTAAGAATCAAACGTTCTTTCAAATCATTATTCTCAATGTAACGCGTTATCAATTTTTTAATATATTTTACTCTATTTAAATCTTCTACAAACTCTTCTGTCGTATAGTATCTCTTACCGTTATAATGCTGCGCACAAAATACAAGGTAGTTCTCATTTGTCAGTTTCTCATAGTTCATTTAATTACCAAGTAAGTAGTTGCGACCTCTTCCAAACATTATTGGCAACGCAGACATAGAAATAATTACCATCAGCGCAGATAGTTCCCTGTACACCATTCGAAGATGATGTTACAGGGACGCTATTAGAAATTACTAAGTTAGCACTAAAAGTTGCAAGATTAATAGTTCTTACAGACGGAGTCCCTGTCACGTTATACAATATCATCACTCTATCGCTTGGGGCGATATTTGCGGAAGTCGGTAGCTCCGATACCATTAAACTATTATCTGACATCTATTATACGCCTGGGAACAATGGATTATCAGAAGTAGAATCTGTTACATTAACAGGTGTACCATAAGCAGCAGACTGAGCGCCAAGAGTTCCCATAGCAACAAGAGTCTCATGATGGACACGACCAGCGCGACCACCTGCAGTAATAGTAAAGTAAGTAGTTACTGTATTACCAGCAGCAGTACCACCAGTAGCATTTGTAACGAAAATATTTGATGTTGGTATTGTTACTAAATTGAAACCATAACCAGGATTAGTCAGAGTCAAAGAAACATTACCACCAGTAGAATTTGTTGAAATGCTGAACTGAGCGTTACCACCAGCAACTGGTGACTTTGCAACAACAACGTCATTATTGTTATAACCAGTACCAGTATTTGTATAAACGCCAGAAACAATTGGACCTGTCCCAGCGCGACGTAGGTTCCAACCAGCATGAGCGCCATGCTCGACTGAATTGTTTAGATTATTATTTGCTTGTTCTGTTGCTGAAACGCCGAACACTCCAACAGCCATACCAGGAATGAATGCGCTTGGTGTTGTGTTGTTGAACATAGCAACATCAGTGGCTGCTCTTGAGCCGGCTGACGTATTACCAAAATGCGCATTTGCACCACCACCAAGTTTTACGGCAGTATAAGTACCGATAGGTGCGCCGTTTGATGATTCAGCAGTAGTAGTGCTATTAGCAGTTACTGGCTGATCGTTTCTACCCCATTGAGCCATTTGTTTTCTCCTTTGAACTCTTTTTGTTATTTATTAATTATCTAACGTAAGCATATCTAAAATATACTGAGATTGTTTAGAAATCTTCTTTTCTTTTCCATCAACAATCAAAATACCTTGTCCTGCTTTATCTAATTTTGTTCTAGGAACCATAGAAACTTCTTCTAATGGAATCAATGGAGGCAGATCAGTCGCAGCAGGTTGAGATTCGCTCTCAACATTATTATTATTGATAATAAAATTATTAGCAATAATTGGCATAAATCACATTCCCTTTGAACTGTCATGCATTTTATTGACAGCCGCATGTCTTTCAGCTGGTTTCATACCGTTTAATTTTGCAACAATTTCTCTTCCTTTTTGAGGAGTGATTGTTGATTTAGAACCATCATTATGGTGAAATTCAATATGTCTTCCGGCTGCGGCCTGTCCAGCAATCACCTGAATGTGTTGCTTTGGATCACGCCCAGAATGTTGCGGAGCATCATCGTCAGTTTTCTTTGGACGACCACGAGCTTCATCAATAGTTTCTTCTTTCACGTTTTTCTGCATCTCTTTTGCTTTTCTGAAATGCCATCCACTACCAGGAACACCAGCTTTCTTCAATCTTTGGCCAATCTCTTTGTGCTGTTCGGGTGTAGGATTTTCGATTCTACCTTTGACGAATTCATCATAAGATAGTTTCTTATACTCTTTCTTTTCAGTTTCTTCAATCACGCTATCAGTAAGATCACGATCTGGAACTGTAGGTCTTACTGGGTCGCCGTTTGTAGTTGTTGACCCTGCCTTCTTAAAAGAACCTTTTTGAGTAGCGTCTTTTGACTGTCCGAGTGCTTCTACGACTGAATCAAAATGTGCTAGTTCATCTGCTGAGAACTCAACGTCTTCTTTTGTTAGAACTTTTGGAGAAGCATGACCAACTGTTACATTGCCATGCTTTTTATCTACTAATGGATAAGGCTCGCCTGTCATTTTGCCACGGGCTCTTAAAACACCTTGTGTTCTACCAGTACCTTTTGCTTTTGATACAAATGATCTAGCTGTATCAGTAGAGATTTCATCTACCTGTTCAACTTCTTCTTTACAACCACTTTCACATTCTTTGTTATCCATCTTCTTACCAGCGCGAAGAGCGGCAAAGTCAGCAGCGTCGATCTTGTCTTTATCGCCGGCGACTGCTGCAATCTTCTTCTGTTTAGCAGATAGATGCTTAGCAGCCTCAAACATGTTTCCTGAATTCTCTGCCTGAAGTGCTAAGAAAGCGTCAATAAGTGGATTTTTGACTTCGTCTGACATTTCTTTAATTCCTTTTTCTGATTCGTTTTTATTGATCTCTTCTCCGACATTTTCTGGATTAGCATTCTTTAGAGTTGGATTAAATTCAACTTTAGTTTTACCTTTTTCTAAAGCTACTTTCTCTTTATTATCGGAAGTCTTTTCTTCGTCGATAATCTTAGTCTTAATCTCTGTCTGTTTAGCTAATTTAGCTTTAGTATCCATTGGATTTTTAGCAGTATCTGGTCTGCCGACGTTAACTACCTTACGTCGCTCTTCAGTTCCTTTTGACACGCCATCGACGTCAGTGTATTCTGCCTCTTCATTAGTTTTTTCTCTAGAACTACGACCAGATTTAAATCCTGCAGCGTAATCTCTTGTTGTCTTTTCCCACTTACTCTTTTCTTTTGGATTGAGATAGCGTGGACCATTTAAAGTTGGCGCCGGTAGTGGAGACTGAAAACTATTGCCATTGATACCATGTGAAAATCCAATTTCATAGTGTCTAGAATTCACGTTAACTTCATTGACCTGTTCTACTTCTTCCTTCATCTTCTTCTTACCAGACTCAGTGGCAGACAGCGAACCAGAATCTCCAGAAGACATCGCGCCGTCTGTTGACTGGTCGCCCTCTTTTATCTTCTTCTTGCCAGACTCTGTGCTCATGAGACCCATAGTCACACCGCTAGTTTCAGGTGGAGCGCATTCCATCTTAATGTCGTCTGCCTGCTTCATGTTAGCGTGCGAGCCGTGTCCTGCAGAAGTATGACCACCATTCTGTGACTTATACTTTCTAGTGAGAAACGTTTTTGGCGTACCTTTTGGTTTATCATCACCAATAATACCAACGCCTTCAGCTATTTCTCTAATAATGTGCTCTAATGATTTATATTCTTTTGACATCTATTGCGCCTTTGTGAATGATCTGAGCATCCAGCCGTGCTTCTGGTGAGCGGTGATGCGATCTTGAAGAATGTTAGAAATACCGTAGTGTCTATGCTTTTCACATAGATCATATGCTCTATTGAGAGAGTTAATTACTCTTTCGTTATCAGCTGCCAGTTTACTGATCATTACTAGACCGTCTGGAATGTTTTTAGCTTCTTCTATAGTAGTTAGTTCTAAAAATCTTGACATAGAACCCGGTGAGAACGCACCGAGTGTTCTAATATTTTCTGCAATGATATCGATACCATCATTTACTTCTTCGTATAGCTCACCAAAGAATTTATGGTATTCCGAAAAATGTGGTCCAGTAACATTCCAATGATAGTGCTGGGTCTTTACTGCAAACACGTAGCTGTCTGCAAGCGCGACCTTTAAAGCTTCAGCTGGATCAATTAATGGAATCATTCTACAGAGTCTCCATTATTAGATCCTGTCTCTTCACAGTTCCAAGCTCTTCTTGACCAGTAGTTTGCACTTGTCTTTTTACTTAGGTTGCCTTGTCCGGAAGATCGAGCGCAGTATGACTTCTTACGTGCCGGTTGATCTTTCTTAATAGACATGTTTGGATCACCAAAATTGACTTTCTTTACGTTTCCTGTAGAAGGATCTTTTACGAATACCTTTGACTTCTTTACGTCACCCTTCATTGGCTTATTCAGAGGAACTTCCTTGCCGTGATACTTGGCTTCCTCTAGTGCCTCTCTTACCGTCTTTTTAACAGTATTTGCTAGTCTAGATAGTCTTAAATCTTTGTTAGAAGGAGCTTTCTCACCAATAGTGTTTTTATTGTATTCAGGTTCTCCTGGAGTCGATCCTGCATAGACTTTTCTCATAGAGTCCGTACCGTCAAATCTTGAATGCGGACTAGTTGAATCTGTGTTCTGGTGCTCTGCGGTCTCGCCGGTTCTAAACTTAGATTCTTTTACTGTATCTGCATGTTCTTCGTTCTGCGACGCCTTAAAGTCTGCCGCGGTAGGAGCGCCTTTAGATCCTGGCTTGCGCATGTGCTCACCGGAACCGGCTTTAATTCTAGCTCGCTTGGCGTGGATGTTGTCCCATAGCCCGCGCTTCTCGTCTAGTAGATCTTCGTCTAGATCCATAGCAAATCCTCCCGCTA